ATCTAATACTTACTGACCCACCTTATGGAACGACAGCTTGTAAATGGGATAGTGTTATTCCTTTTGAACCTATGTGGAATCAACTAAAAAGAGTAATTAAAGATAATGGTTGTATTGCTTTATTTGGTAGTGAGCCATTTAGCAGTTACTTAAGAACATCAAATATTAAATGGTTTAAATATGATTGGATATGGCAAAAAAGTAAAGCTACTAATTATCTTAATGCAAAAAAACAACCATTGAGAGATAGTGAAATTATATCTATTTTTTATGATAAACAATCAAAATATTATCCTCAAATGGAAAAAGGCGAACCATACAATAAAGGATATGGTTTAAGAGATACAGATGTATATTCAAAACAAAAACCTACATTAGTTAAAAATGAAAATGGTTTAAGATACCCAAAAACAATACAATATTTCAAAACAGCAGAATCAGAAGGTAATGTTTTACACCCAACACAAAAACCAGTTGGCTTACTTGAATATCTAATAAAAACCTATACTAATGAAAATAATACTGTTTTAGATTTTACTATGGGTTCTGGTAGCACAGGAGTTGCTGCTAAAAATATTAATAGAAAATTTATCGGAATAGAAATGGATAAAAACTATTTTGATATTGCTAAGAACAGAATTGAAGGAACTTTAATTTAATGACTACAACAATTAAGTTTGAAAAAATAACTAAAGATATTCTAGATTCGTTTGTTCTTAATTCCCATGAGAAGATTATTTATGTTATTTTAAAATCATTTGAGAAAGCGCCAAGAGGTATCAGGGTATCATTACAATATTTGCAAGACAGAACCGGTATTAAATCCAAGATGACTTTGATTAAGCACCTAGACAGATTACAAAGTTTAGGTTTGATTGTAAGGCATAAACCTAGTTCTAATGAAACCTCAGTTTATTATTTAAGTTCTAAGAACAGACAGAATATTTTAAACAAGCAAAATAACTACAGAAAATCTTTAAAGACTAAGATGAAGCTACGTTGGAATGTTAAAAAGAATAACGTTGATAATGTTGTTAGCATAAGCAGTAATAAATCCTCTATAGAATAGGGTTTAAACCTATTTAAAAGCGTTTCTAAGGGGTATCTTTATTAATTCCACAAAGTCGGTAGGTAAGTATAATTAAGGTTCAAATAATCGTTTTAATTCAATCTGGCGTCTCTAAGTTTTAAGGGGGGGTCGGTATAAAATTTATACCTAGTCGGTATAAAATTTGTACCATATATATACCTATATATATATACCTATATATAATCTTATAATCATATTTAAGTATATATGCTTATATATGCTTATATGCTTATATAAGCATAAGCCAACATAACTTATTCATAACTAGCACTCCTGAGATTATTATTAATTTTAATAGGGGGGAGTGGACTGACTGACCCATTTATCTTTATAACAATATATGGTAGTGCTTGGTAATGATAACACAAGGGAATCTCTGCGCCGTTTTTAAATGATTAATACTCCAATAACAATTAATGAATTTGATAATTACTTGGCGATAGCTTCATTTGTTGAACGACTCCTACCTGGTGTTAAAAATAACCGAACACCTTCTATGTTTAAAATAATAGGAACAGTCTATTATGATTCTAAGGATTGGGGATACCATGATAAGCAAAACAAGCGTCTAAAAGCTACACCTAAGCAATTATCTATTTATGAATTAGTTATATTCACTATGTTAAAACTAGATAAAAATACTAGGGAGTTATTATCTCTTAGGAACTTTCCTGACAGAATAACTATTAAAGAACTCAATAGAATGTACTTAGATTTAACTTATAATCAGCTTAAATACAGATACAGACTAGCTTTATTTGATGCCTGCTCATTAGTGAACAGGGTAGGTTATCAAAGTTTAGTATCTACTGGCAATTAATATTTATTTTTTATTGATTGACAAAAAGAACAAAATAAGTACCTAAATCTGATAGTGTTGGTATTTTTATATCTGACATAATCTTAATTTAAATTTTTACTTTCATTTAATCCCTTACATAGAAAAATTAATTAGGATTTTAAGCGGAGTATTGCTCTCCATATACATTGTTATCCGGTACTCCGCTTAATGAAACTATATAAAAATATAGTAAGCAATTAATATTAAAACATTAATTAAATAAATTACTACTGCTATCGTTGGAGTGTCATTATTCATTTTAATACGCTAGTAAATATAACCTAGATACTTACTTGCATAATAAAATAAATACATACTTGAATAGACACAAGCTATCACACCAATAGCAAGTAAGCAGTCTTTAAGTTCTTTATTCATTTTAAGATTTAATTGTTTCAAAGTTATACATATTCTCATCACAGATTAAACAGACATAAGGATAATCCATATCCTTATAAATCTCTTTAAATAAAATTGAGTTGCAATTACGACAATGAATATCTTTAATTGCATGGTTTAATTTATAGTTATGAGAACCATTAATAAGCGTATATCTTTTTAAAATCCAATAAGGATTTTTGCTGTGTATGTTTATCATTAGTTTATCTCCGGTTAGTTAGTTAATCGCATAGCATACTTAATAACTTGCTTTGCTTGCTGTTTATTATCTACAAATATAAATCTATTCTTTTTGTAAGAATGATTTAAAAAGTTGGATAATTCTTTTTGATTAAACTTAGCAACTGTTTTTGTTTTATAGTCTATAATATACATTAGTTTATCTCCTTAGTTGGTTGATTAAGCTGCCTTATATTTTTTTAAATTTTCTTGATAGTGATCCCAGTCAACTAAAGCAATGTAATCAAGTTTTGAAAGCTCATTAATATCTTCATCATGTAAAGATGTAGCAATCATGTCTCTATAATTGTTAACTAGTGATTGAGATAATAAACAAGTGTCTTTAATTCTTATTAAATCTTTAACTTGCCACTTGTTTGGATTTAATAAACTTTCTGCAATATCTTTTACTACAAAAAGTTTAGCGCAGTCTGATATAGAAGCGCAATCAGAATGGTATTGATACCAGTCGCCTGCTCTATGTCTTTTTTCATGCTCTTTATTTAATTTAAACAACTGTTCTCTATATTGAGTCCAGGTTAAATTATTTAAAACAGATAGTTTAGAAAATGCTTCATTAACTTTCTTAACTATTTTTTTTTGATCTTTATTCATTGTTTTATCTCCGTAGTTATTGTTTAAGTGATTCGGATTAAAGCATATTGTAAATAGACTGTCAACACACTTAAACAAATATAATTAATTAATTAACAACAGAACAAAATAGGAACATATATGGCAAATCGCAGTAAATATAATAAAGCAATAGTTGATCCAATACTTGAGGAACTCTCAGTTGGCAAAACGATTAGAGAGGTTCTAAGCGTTCCAGGACGTCCAGTTTGGAGTACTTTTAGAAGCTGGTTAAATAAATACCCAGATCTTAGAGAAAAATATAACCAAGCAAAACAGGATGGTTGCGAATATATTCTGTGTAATGCTGAGGAATACATTAATAAAAGTATTAGCAAATCTCAAAATGAAACAGACAAGAACTTAAGACCGGACTTAGCGCAGACTCATTTAATTAAAGCATATTTGGATCTTGCTAAGTGGAAAAGTGAGAGATTAGCAGCTAAAATATACGGCAAAAAAGACAGTTTAAGTCTCTCAGGAGACAAAAAAGACCCAATTATTATCAAATGGCAGGATTAATTATTAGTTGTTTTTTAATTAAAGGTGTTGAGTTGGTTGGTTTATTTGTAGAATAATACAAAGTACACACACAAACAAACACTTGCAACTTATACGCTAACAATCTCATTATTATTGATAATCATTAATTATCACTAGCAACCTATAGTAGAATATCTGCGCTGTTGACAAGCTGTTGTCTAAAATGACTGATAACAAACAATTATCGGAACTATACTAACGGTTGTATTACGCCAATTACGCTAGCGTTATTACGTTTATGCAAGCAAATAGGGGGGGGTTTTATTGAGACCCTACCACCGAAACGAAAATTGGCGCCGTCAAAATAACGTTGGAAGGTACACACACATAAACTATGAAAACCCAAATGAAAAAACCAAAATACAAAGCACTAGTCATGGTTGATGATGTTACTAACTCAGTAATAGTTATGTTTAATGGATTTGAAGATTACGATGATGCTTGGTGTTTTAGCCAACACATTACAGAAGAACTACAATTAGATCAGATACCGCTTGATAAAACTATGACTGTCCACTAGAGATAGGGGGGTTTTGTTTTAAAATGCCAGTATTTGAGATTCCATATAAGCCAAGAACATTGCAAAAAATTTTGCATGAAAATATCTCTAAGCACCGATTCTCAGTTCTGGTCTTGCACCGAAGAGCTGGTAAGACGGTGATGTGTATTAATCACATGATTAGAGATGCAATGTATTCTAAGAAACCAAATTCTAGGTACGCATTTATATCACCTACCTTTAAACAAGGTAAGGCAACGGCTTGGGATTACATTAAGACATTTGCCGGTAAGATTCCTGGTGTTAAGTTTAATGAATCAGAATTAAGAGCTGACTTTCCAAATGG